TGTAACCTTAGGAGCCAAGTTTGCTAAGAAACCTGTTCCTGTGGTAACGTGAGTTGTGCCACCGCCCCATGTAAACTGGAAGTAAACACGGTCTTTGTTGTTGCTCAAACCTAACAAACCTTTTGAAGCATTAGTTCCACCTACTGTTGTAGTGAAGAAACTTGCATCGTCAAGAACGATGTTGAAGTTCAATGAGTTTGTTGCTGGTGTTGTAACAACATAGCGACTGGTAGCATCTAATTGCACCCAACGGAATGTGCCGTTACTATTGGTAACAGTGATGTCCTGTAGTGCAGGAACTGCTAATACGTTAGTCGTAGTAGAGGTCCAACTGCCAATTGTTGCTAACGCTGTTGGCGCCGCACTAATCAAAAGCTGGACAAAATTACTAGGACTGCTGACATTTAAATTTGCCATTTTNTTTTCCTTTTATATTGTTTGTAATCTTGTGAGATCAAACACGATCTTATATCGTTCTGAATTNNTCACATACTGTTGCTCAATAGTATGTTCACGGACGAAATAGCCACTAAACAAGTCTGCGTCCAGTAATGTAGGAAAGATCCCCAACAGGTTGTTCACAAATGTGTTGACCTGTTGAGTAACTAGATACATTTCTACACGATCCTTGATATAATAGATATGTCCGCCTGCTAGGATACCATTGGAGTGGATGATTCTATCTGCTTGATAAACACGAGCCACATAGATTCCTTCACTAACCTTATTTTGATTAGAGGGGAATTCTGTGAATACTTCAACCAAGTTGGTGCCAGTAGTTGCTGTCTTGGCACTATTGATTAAACTAATCACGTCTGTTGCTGTGAATAATGGCATTAGAAATATCTCCTATCACCTTCAAAGAAGTTAGTATCAGCCAACCAATCTTGTTGGTAAGTGCCGATAAATCCTAGATTGCGTAAATCATAGAAATAACTTTCTTGGATGGCTTTTTCCCATTCTTCTTCAAAACGCCTACGGGCGAATTGATAGTTGGCCGCATCCTTTTCATTGATATTAGAGTTGTCAGTTACCAAGGTGCCATAGAAAATTTCTACTGCCTTGAACACTTCCAACTGTATCAGTGTTTGGTTTTGCTTGGCCAATTGACCTGGATTGAATGCTGTCATGGTCATGCCACCTGCACCCGAGGGAACGTTGAGGTTATTAGGCCCCACGTTAGGTGCACCTGGCGAGGCTGGTTGGCTTCCGCCTTGCGCGGCTTTATAATAGAAAGCACCTAGAGTGCGTTCTACAAAAGCTGACCACCAACCAAATTCAAACATGTTTAGCAATTCAATTGAAGCCTTGGGAAATAGAGTTGAAGTTAGATAGTAATCCTGATCCCCTGCAATGAGTTCGTCAGTTTGTGCTATCTGCTCCATTCTGCGATAGGCCGCACGATCGTAGAACTGAACATCAGCTGGTGTTGCCACCGACACCTTGTTCAATCCAACAGTCTGAACACCACCTGGATATGTAATCTGTAGTGATGGATCAGTATATGATAAAAAACTCGTTAAAGCCATGCTTGTTCTCCATTAATGGGGTAGGCTATGAACCTGACCCCGCCCGCTTGATTAGTTGTAGCTATCAACGATCGCGATTTCGCAACCACGTGATTGATCAACAACGCCTGAACCAAAATAGCCTAGGCCAGTGATCCAAGTTTGTAATCCACCGTCTTTATCACCCATAGAGATATCTAGACCTTTAACCATTACAGTAGTAATAGCTTGAGGACCAAATGCCGCACCAATGTGACATTGAGCTGAACCACGCTTAACAGTTCTTGTAACACCTTGTTGTAAGAATGTTGAGAAGATAACTGTGCAACCGTATAGGTTACGCAACATACCAGTAGCCAATAACTCATCACCTAAAGCTGTTAAGCCAGCGTTGATGCTTGCTTTTTCAACTGCAGGAGTTGCTGAGTAGATAGCGCCACCAGTTAATTCTGATAATAGAGCTTGCTCTTCATCTGGACCTAGAACGATAGTTGGACGTCCTGGGTTACGTGCTTTACGCCATGCATTGATAACATTACGAATCATTCCTGATACTGTAACTGAGTTCAATGTGTCGCTTGCTTCAGCAGTTGTAGTTGTAGAAGCCGCATCGCTCAAGCTCAAACCTTGCATAGCCATAGCTTGCACACGACCGAAACCGTCTGTTAAGCCTGGATCTGAATTGCTGTAACTACCGCCAGCGGCACTTACATAAGTGGCTGTAGAAACCACATAGTATTGAACTGTTTGTGTTGAGTTGAAACCAGCGTTAGAAACATCAGTAGATGTAACATTACTTGGATTACCAACGAATGCCTTGGTAACACGTTGATCAACCTTTTCAGCGAAACTAGCGCCTAGTTCTGAACCTAGGTTATTAGCTAAGTCAAATGCTGTTGTCCAGCCTAAGAACTTAGAGAACGCTGTTTGAGCAACCGCAGGAGTAGCAACAACCTCTTTGGCTGTGATACTTGCTTGTTGTTCGTAGATTCCGTATGGGTTAGAACCTTGATCGGTATAATCACCATAAGAAATAGGAGCCATTTTTGGCACCTTGTATGTATTACCCTGATTAGGCATTACTACGTTAGTCATATTGACTAGGCCTTGAGATTCGTGTAGAACCTGGATGGCGCTGTTTTGGATCGTTTTTTCAAACGCGGAACTTTCACCTGATGTTCCGCCAATAAAATAAGCCATTATTTTCTCCTTGTTTTAGTATTGCCTAACTTTTATCGATTAGACAATAGGCTTGTTAAATGTGACATTCATACCCTTTAAGGAGCGTCCGCCGATACCTTGGCTTTCTTTCCACTTTTTCCAACCTTCTAGGTCTGAGCTGGCATCTGGAATTTCGTCCTGATTACCTTGTAAGCCCATACCAAATTTGGAACCAGTGCCTGAACGTCCATCATCAGCACTCAATTTGGGTCTTTGTCGCAATATATCCTGTGCTAGGAAGTCCAGACCAACGGGGTCACCGTTTTTATCTAGTCTAGGGCCACCATTTGCACCTTTAACATAAAAGTTTCCATTGTCGTCATAATCAATTTGACTTTCAAATAAAGGAGTTGCGATATCTAACATGTTAGGATCGAAACCAACCTTTACGGCTGTCTCCTTGATCTGACTCTGCAGGGTAGTCTTGCGAACTGCTTGATCTTTCTGTTGTAGTTGTGACTGCAACCCTTGGATCATATTACGCAATTCAGCGATCTCACCATTGCTGGAACCTTTGTTGGCTTTTTCGGAGCCACCGGTATTCTTTAGGCTTTCAACAAACTTGATAGCATCTTTCGTTTTACTGAAATCAACGCCAGCAACCTTGCTAAGTGCTTGTAGAACTTCTTGTTGTCCACTCTTGCGAATAGCACCAAGATTAGGTGTATCCTGTTGGGGAACACTCTGTGACACTTGATTATCCATTGCTGGAGCACCTTGTGCCGCCTGTTGGTTTACGGAACCACCGTTTGCTTTAACATCCATAGTTAAATTTTCCTTTGTGTTTAAGGGGAACTACCCCAGTATAGCAAGATAACGCCCTTGCCAATCAGGCGATGAATTCTTTATCTACCTATGCCCAACATGATCAGTTGACGGGCGATAGGATCGTTAGTTGTGACACCCTTGTCCTGTATCTCTCCACCGTAGATATTGTCCTGCATCTGATCTTTGATTTCACGTTCTGAAAGATTCTGGACATAATCTGTGGTATTGTCAGGTTGTGTTGTGTCATAAACACCAATTTTAGCCAAATAGTCTGCGGCTTCTTCTGGTGGAGCAATCATCTTGATCACTTCTTTATCTATAATTGTTTGTATGACGGGATTGGTTCCGCTCAATTGTTGGGCTGTTTGTAGAAGCGCCATACGGAACTGTAGATCCTTGTCTTCATAATCTGTTGTGTATTCGATATTGCCAGACCACCATAGATCCATCCAACGAGCCACTAGATTCATGATTTCTTGTTCTGCGGCTTCTATCTGGCGAGCACGTTGGGCGGCTTTGCGATGTAGGGCACGGCGTTCTTCAATAATTGAAATGCCAGTTTGTGGAGTCATTCTAGTGCTTCGAAGATTGCCACGGCCCAAGAAACCATCTAGGCGCTCAATTAGGCTGTCCTGTTGTTCACGGATCTGTTTGATATCCTGTGTGGGGATGTTAAAGACTTCTACCTGATCCTTGTCGCCACGGATGATACCACCGCCACCAGCAGGAATACGAATGCCTGCGGCCGCACGTATCATTGGCTTAGAGAAACGAATTGAGTCATATGCTTCAGATTCTAGTTTTAACAGTTCACGCTGGACATCCAGTGCTTCTGTTAGATCGCTCACTCCAAGATCGCTTCTGCGTTGGTCCTGACGTGCTTGGACCTGCACCACAGGAATAGGAATGCCCATGGGTAGTGTATATGTTGATTCTGGGGATATCTGCTG